GGTGCCATGCAGAACCGCATCGCCCGTCGCCTGAAGACCAAACCGGAACTGGTGAAGGTTGAGAGCATCCCGCTTCCATTCGCCAGTGTTTACCGTGGCGATGTCAACTACGACCAATCACGCGACAGTCAGGCTACTGTGCGCGGAATTTTTGCCGACCCTGACTCTGGCGATTCCTACTTCAGCAAGATGCCTCGACCGTTCACTTCTACGGTGCAGGCTGACTTCTGGTGCAAGACAAAGACGCAAGCAAACCTTATTATGATCCAGCTTGAGCTTCTGTTTGGGGCTGGCAAGCGCGGTTACATCGACATCAACTTCGGTGACGAGAAGTGGTACGTAGGCGACAATGAGGTTTTCAGTTACGCGAAGTGGCTCGCCTACCAGAAGGCATGGCTGGAAGATAACGGCATCACGGACAACACCGATCTTGAGCCGGGGGAAGGACCGAAGTATATTCGGAAGACGTTTTCCGGCGAACTATCTGGCGTATTGCCGTACTCGCTGGTGCTCGGTAGATTGGCGAAGCAGGTTCAAACCGAAGTGTGGCTTGAAGGTGGAGTCGATCCAGACGACACGATTGTAGTGGCGTAACGATGGGGGTTTAGAATGGCTGGCGTACCCGGTGTGACCATTACAGAGCGCGATCTTTCGGCCTATGTGCCGGTCGCGTCTGAAGCGATTGTCGGAATGGTAGGCCCTGCGACGAAGGGCGATACTGAGATCATCACTTCCTACACAGACGAGGGAAACTTCGTTGATCGTCAGGGGAAGCCGGTTTCTGGTATGCACGCGATGCGCGCTTCCATCCGCTATCTCAAGAAAGGGTCGTCGCTCCGGTTTGCTCGCATTGCGGGCACGCTGCTTTCCACGGCTCTTACGGAACTCTACAACACGGCGGGGACGCAGTTGATCCTCACGGTTGAAGCCAGTAGCGCAGGCACATGGGCGAACAGCAACCTTCAGGTTGGTGTCACGCACAACGGCACTACCAGCTACAACCTGTTCGTCTACTCTGACGGGCGTCTGGTCGAGCAGTACACCGGACTCACCAACGGCACTATCGAGACCACGATCAACGGCATCAGCCCGAACATCTCGGTCACAGTCGATGGCTCAGCCGGTGTTGCTTTCCCGGCTTCAACCCTCAATTTACAAACCAACGAAATCGACCTTGTGGGCCTCGCTGGCGGAAACGACGGAGCCTTCGCTTCGACGCTCAGCCCCGACTCCCTAACGGGCGGCATCGCCTCACGAGACCTGTGGAACGAGACCATCGTCTACACGCCTGCGGTTGCTACTCAATCCTTCACCACAACCGCTCCAGTACAGCCGGGATCATTCACGGCAACTGACGGTGTTGGTACTGCCACGGACGACGGCGACGGCGCGCTCTCCGGTGCAGGCATCACCAGCGGAACGATCAACTACGAAACCGGAGAAGTCGTCATTGTCTTCGCGGTGGCACCAACTGCCAACATCACCATCTCCTACCGCTATGGCACCATCGAAGAAAGCGCGGTTACAGCGCCGAACCAACTCGTCTACACCGGAGCAGTTGGTCGTCCGGGTGTCGAGAGCAGTTCCTTCCGCGTGCTTACTCCGCGTGAAGACCAGATCGGTGTCGGCGCTGGAACGAGCGCACTGTTCGAAGAGACGCTTCAGGGTGGTGATATTGAGCGCACGACACTCAGCGTCACTGCGGAGAAGTCAACCGGCGAAGTGATGACGGTGACTGACGACGGTGCCGGTAATCTGCAAGGCAGCATTCCGACACCAACTGAAGCAACCGAAAAGGTTGACTTCACAGGCACCACACCTGTACCGGCTTTTTCCGCAGGCGAATTGCTGACACAGGCGGTATCCGGCGCAACCGGCACTGTTCTGGAAGTCATCAGTGCTGACGAGTACATCATCGACCGCACGAGCGTGGCAACTTTTGACGCCACGAACACCGTTACCGGTGGCAGCGGTGGTGGTGCTGGCACTCCGGGCATCCCGGCAGGCGTTCCAACCGCAGTCAACGTCATCAACTACGCCACTGGTGTCATGTCGCTGTTCTTTGAGGCACCGGTTGGTTCCTCAGAGATTGTGACTGGTAGCTACTACCAACACGCTCCAGACGACGGTGCTGGTGGGGTAGCTGGCGGCAATATCTCTGCTGGCACTATCGACTACGTTACCGGCGACTACAGCCTGACCTACACGCTGACCCCAGCAGGCAACTACTTGCCGAACTTCCCTGACGGTCTTCCATTCCAGTTCCAGTACGGTCACATCACTGTGATTGGTGTTGGTGACACAGCCGCAACCGCTTTCTCTGGTACGTTGGAAGAAGTGCCAGTCAAACCGGGAACAGTCTACATCGAAGCTGGTGCTGTCTCTGTTGCTGACGACGGCGCTGGGAACTTCGCTGGTGCTGGCATCGCCAGCGGAACCATTGACTACTGGACGGGTGAAATTTCTGTCACCTTCACTTCGCCGCCAGCGGGCGGAATTGAAGTCAACGTCAACGCTGACGTGATCCTTGCCAACATCGAAGCCAAGAACGCAGGCCCGGACGCCAATCGCGCTGCTGTAATCACAGATGGACTCCATATCATTTGGGACGCAAGCCCGACTGTCACTGGAAACTACCGTCTCCGCGTTCTCTGGAACCCCGGAGCAGGCGCGGTAGTGATCGAGACGTTCGACCAGATTCGCAACATCTCGCACGCCTTCGAAGTCATCAACGGGCTTGGCCTGAACGCTGGCTCCAGCTACGTCACTCTGATCCCAACCGGCTTTGCTGGTGTGGCGAACAGTGCTACACAGAACATCGGTCTTGCTGGCGCATTCACTGCCGCTGACGTGATCGGCACTGAAGTCGGTGTTGTGAAGACAGGACTGCAACTGTTCAAAGACCCGGAGAAGGTTCCGGTGGACTGGCTTTCCTCTCCGGGGCTTTACAACCGCTCGATCACCACGGCTGGCATCCAGCTTTGCGCGACCCTTGGACGCCGCGCCATTTGGGTCATCAGCCTGCCAGACTTTGAAGACTGGCGCGATGCGGTTGATTACGTCAACGGTAACTACAATTCGGCGCTTCCGGGTGGTGTCGCTCGACCGACTGCCGACGTGATGATGCCGCCACTGACGGCGATCAATTCTACCTATTCCGCTTCATTCTTTTCGTGGGTGCAATACTACGACGCCTACGCTCAGACGAACGTGTTTGAGCCACCTGAAGGCGACATCCTAGCCCGCGTGGCCTACGTTGACCGTGAGGCTGAGCCTTGGTTCGCAATCGCTGGCTTGCGTCGTGGCGGCATGGAAGGTGTCATCAACGTCCGCTACTCGCCAGAGCGCAACGAGCGTGCTCAGATGTACGGTGTCGTGGGCACTACCACACAGGTCATAAACCCAATCGTCCGCTTCATCGGACAGGGAATCTTCCTGTACGGTCAGCGCACGACGCAGCGCAATGCAACTTCGACTGACCGCATCAACGTCCGCTGGGCTCTCAACGTGCTTGAGAACCAGATCGAGATTTCATCGCGCACGTTCCCGTTTGAACAGGGCGACGGAATCCTGTTCCGCGAGATCACTTCAACCATCACGCGAATACTTCGTCCAATCAAGGCGAACCGTGGTCTGAACGACTTCCGAGTTGTCTGCGACGAGACGCTAAACACGCCCGAAGTGCTTGAGCAAAACCGCGTCAGATGCAAGGTGTTCGTGCAGTGGGTCAAGTCGGCAGAGTCCATTGAATATGAACTGGTACTCACGCCGCAGGGTGTGAATCTGTCGGAGCTTCCGACAACGGCATAAGCCGGTGGGGTAAGCACCCCAAAGGGAGAGTAGCATGGCTGGCATTCCTAACCTGCCGTACAACTTCAATGGTACTCAGTTGGCTCAGGCTGCTGGTCGTGCGAATCCACAGACCAGCAATATGGGCATTCTGGAGTTTCAAGTTGACAACATTGTACCGGGAGCGCGTGAACTTCTGACGCTCACGTTGCAGTCGGCTGAGACACCAACCCGCAAGGTTGCGCGTGGTGAAATCCAGTACCTCAACGGCACCGTCTTCTACCCGCAGAAGGCTGAGCCTCTGGATGAGATGTCAGTCGTGTTCCGCGACTACTCTGACCTTCCGGCTCGCAAACGACTGGAAGAGTGGTTCTCTCTGGTCTACGACGAGAACACCGGACTGATGACGCCGCCTTCTGCATTGAAGATTGATGGCACACTGATCCTCTTTTCTGGCAGCGGTGGGAATCCCCGCAAGTACCAGCTTGAGGGCGTCTTCCCGCTGTCTTCACCGACTCGCAAGATGGACTTCGGTGATGCGGAACAGCAGATGATGGAGATTACATTCAGCGTCGATTTCATCCGCGCACAGTTCTAAGACCAGTGCGCTTTGCTATGCCTCAAGCGCCTGCTATCCTAGCGGGCGCTTGTCATTTCCTATCGGAAGGAAGAACCCATGAACGAGACAGAAAACGAGAAGGGAGTCGTCCGAATGAAAGGGACGATTACCCCCTCTGAGGTGGGCAGTGGCCCGCCCAAGCTGCCAGACCTACCTCCTGCCAAGAAGCTTTCGATGCCGTACACGCTGCCTTCACATGGCGTGTTTTACGGTGACAAGCTTCCCGATGGCGAGGTAGTCATCTCACCAATCAAAGGTGAGCAGGAAGAAATCCTGAGCGGCATGGGCGAAACGGCGAACGCCAAGAAGACACTCCAGCACATCGTTTCCCAACTGGTGGACATGAAGGGTTTCCCCATCAAGAAGCTGCTGGTGGGTGACTACGCTGCGCTGGTGATGAACGTGATGGCGTTCAGCTACGATCCGTACATCACAGCCACAACTCAGTGCCCCGCGTGCAAGAAGATGAACCTGTTCAACAAGGCAGTCAGCGAACTGGAATGCACTCACCTGAGCCCGGACACCGTGAACGACATCAGCAACTACACAGTGAAGCTGGAATCAGTTGACGCTGAACTTCAGTTCCGCTCGCTCACGATGGAAGATGCGGAGATGGTGGAGCGCTTTGCGATTTCCCATCGTGCAGAAGCCGAAGAATTCGGAAGCCGCCCGGAGTATCTGTATACGTTCGTCCGCCACATCATCGCGATCAACGGAGCGGATGCAGCAGGCTACGGTGACCACAAGCTACGTCACTGGCTGGGTCAACTTTCCGGCAAGGACATGGCGAGACTTCGCGATGCGTGCAACAAGGTGGAGCCGGGGTACAACATGCGCCCGAACATCGTGTGCGATCATTGCAACAACAGTTATGCAGTACCGCTGCCAGAGGTCAGTCAATTTTTCCGTACCAAAAGTTCCAAGGCAAGAAGCGCTTAGGCAGCAACGGTTTTCTATGCTTCTTGCCGGGTTGTCTTGGTCTGACTGGACCATGATGACCCCGTGGCAGCGGAACGACTACATCGAAAGAATGACCAAGCACTACGAGGAACAGAAGCGGGAACGCGAAAAGAGTAAGCACAAAAGGTAGCGATGGCTGACGTGACCCAAAACCTTGAGTTCGTTTTCACAGCAACCGACAAGGCTACGCCGGAAGCTGCGAAGGTTACGGATTCAATGGCTGCGATGGAGTCGGCTGCTGTCGAGTCTGCCGATGGGATCAATGGCGCGATGGTGGAAGCCATTGAGTTCCTGACTGAAGCGGTGGACGATCTGACCAAAGGTTTGACTACCACCAAGAATGATCTAGCTGACGTGGAGGACGCGGCTGAGAAGTCGAGAGGAAGACTTCTCAGCCTTTCAGGCACCTTCAACTTCCTGAAGCGCGCTGCCAAGGGTTTCAGCATTGGTGCAGCTATCGGTGCTGGAGCGGGCGTTGGTATGAAAGCCATCAGCGGAATCCAAAGACTTCTGGCACCACTGTTTGAACTGATTAGCGAAATCTTTGGACCCGCTATGGAGTTGCTGAGCGGAGCCTTCAAGTCTCAGCTTGCGCCGATCAGTGCCGCTTTGGTTGATCTGGCTCAGGAAGTTCTTCCAACCCTGATGGATGCGTTCCGTCCTTTGATGATGGGGGTGTTGGGATTCGTTCAGTCATTTAGTGGCATGATTACTGGGGAGGATTCTCCGCTTGTCACCTTGATGAACACTCTGAAAACCGTGTTCACTGAACTACAGCCAGTGCTCACCGAAGTGTTTGCTGTGTTCAGCGAGAACGCCAAGGCGATGCTCCCTGTTATTGCGACGTTGGCAGGCATCCTTATCAAGACACTTGCTCCGATCCTGATGACTGTTGTCAAGTTCATTGGCGAAGTGGTGCAGATGGTCGCACCGTTTTTGCAGAAGGTTATGGTTGCTTTTGCTCCGCTGCTGGAAGCCTTGGGTCAGGAGCTAGGTGGCATCATCAAGGAACTGGCAACACAGCTTCTCCCGATTTTGGAGCCGCTGCTGGGTGCCGTGTTGGAATTGCTCAAACCACTTCTTCCGATTGCTGTTGTGCTGGTTCGTGTGCTGGGCACAGTCTTGGTAGCTGCGCTGAAGGTGCTTGGTCCCCTTCTTGCTTACATAGCCAGTTTCATTGAGTACCTGTCCGCTGAGTTGGGTGCCGCCATCCAACCGTTCGTGGATGACTTTGCTGAGTGGGCTAATCTGCTGATTGATGACGCGATTCCAGCCATCGAACTTTTCGGTGAGATGGTCAGACTGTTCTTTGAAGACGGAAAGAAGAACTTCAGAATACTAAACCGCTATTTCCGTCAGTTTGCTCGCATTGTGGGGGACGTAGCTAGTGACATTGGTGAGTGGTTCTCTGACCTGTGGGACGGCATCACGGAAGGCTGGCAGGCAGTCGAGGACTTCTTCACAACAGCCGTGGCGACCTTTCAGGCGATTTGGGACGACCCGATTGGCGCTCTTCAGGACGCATTCGTTGGGGCGTTTGAACTGATCTTCGGTTCGTTCGATGAAGTTGTTGCAGACCTGAAGGGGCTCTGGTCTGACTTCCTTGATTTCCTTGGTCTTGGCGACTTTGAGGTAGAAATCAATTCCGCCTTGGACGCGATGCTGGCAGCCGTGATGTCGCCAATCGAGACCATGAAATCACTCATCAACTCAACGATCATTGATCCGTTGAACAAAATACTGGATTGGCCTATCCCGGTTTCTGGAACCCCTCTTTGGCAGGCGGTTGGTCTTGGCGGGACGATTCCTCAGTTGCAGGCGGGTGGTATCATCCGGGGTGCTGAGTCTCAGGGCGGTGTTCTTGCCAACATTGGTGAAGCTGGACCGGAAGCTGTGATCCCGCTGCGTCCGTCTGTTCTCGATCAGCTTCTCCCTGAAGTCAACGTGACATTGGGTGCGGATGCTTTTGCTAAAACCGGAGTCAACAACCGCGACATCGTTGGTCTTCTACAGCAGTTGTTGCGCTCGTCGCAAGACACACAGAGCCTTCTGGAGATGGTTCTGCTTTCTAAGAACAGTGACACCATGCAACAGGTGGTCTGATGGCTGGTGGATTTTTAGGTAGACCTTTTGACACCAGCGCGATTGATCTTCGTGCCGCTGCTCAAGCTGCTTCGCGTGAATCGCTGGGGTCAGACCGTGGCAAGCCTACGATGTGCGCGTTTGTTCTTGAGGAAGACCCGCGTGAGCGGGTGGAGTTTGAATCATATCCGGTAGATGGTATCACTGAAGGCTACGCTGCCACGTTCAAGAACATCGACTTCGGCATTGCTCCGCAACCGGCGAGCCGCATGTATGTAGGCGGCGATTGGAACCAGTTGGTGTTCGATCTTGATTTTCGCGCCGGGGATATTCAGCGCCATGACGGTGCGCGTGATCTAAACGCTCTTGCATCGGAGATGGAGCGTAAGGTCCGTCTTCTTCAGGCGTTCAGTTTTCCTAAACCGGACAAGCGACGTGCCCCAAACGAGAAGGCATTCATCAGTGCTTGGCGCGTGCCGTTCGCTCTCCTGATTCTTGGGGACTTCATTACTTACCGTGGCTACGTCGAGACAACAGAAATTCGTTGGCAGATGCCGGTGGTTACTGGAAGCGTCCGTCCAATGGCTGCTGGTGTGACTGTTACCTTCCTGCCTACGATGGCGGTCTATCCAGACTTCTATGACGTTCAAGACCCGAATCTTCGCGGTTCTACGGTTGACGTGGTTGACGCACTGATTGCTCAAGGTGGTACTCGTGAGGACATCCTTACCTTGGGTAAGGATGTTCGTGAACAACAGCTTGCCGCAGAGAAGGCAATCATTGCTGAGCTTGAAAGACAGCTACAGGCAAATGAGATAACTCAAGAGCAGTTTGATGCTGGCATGAAGAAGTACAAAGACAAGGACGAGGCGGATGGTAAGCCTATTCCTTCACGACCAAGGTAGACAATGGCAGACACGACTTTTGAGTTTGAGCCAACGTCACGTTTCCAGTTGACGAATGTGTATCGTCGTAGCGGACGCATCCACTTCGGAATCTTTCGAAGCCCGAAGATCAAACTGGAAGGCGATGAGGATGTGGTTGCTGTCACTGAAGGAACGAAGGGTCAGCTTGAGACCTTCGCCTACGAAGCCTACGGAGACCAGCGCTACTTTTGGGCGATTGGTCTGGTCAACAAGATCAACAACCCTGCTGATGATGTTGTGCCCGGAGTGAACCTGACCATTCCGAAACTGGAGCGAGTGCTTGAGTCTCTTGAGGAACGCTAGTGGCACGCCAGAAGGGAAACTCCAACTTCACCGTAGAAGTTTTGCTGGATGTTCAATCCCGCAGAGTTTCCGATACCCGCTTTGAGCGGGTTACTGGCAGTGAAGTCGTCAACGTAACCGACCGCATTTCCCGCGTGACTTGGGGGGAGAGCGTCCTGACTGGTGGATTTAGTTTTGAGTTGGTTCTGGCTGACATGGATTGGGATTTCTGGAAGAAGCTGATTGCTGGTCAGGAAGGTTCCAAGCTACAGCTTCGACTGACGTTCACTTCTGAAGGCACCGTCGAGAGAACACCTTGGCGTACCTGCTACCTTGACGTTCCAAAGACTGACATCCAATCGAAGATACTCCGCATGGTTCTGGAAGGCGGGGACAAGCGCTTTGAGATGATGCAGATTGGTCGCTTCCTGTCCTACAACAGCAAGCGCATCGTTGACGTTGTTCAGGAAATTTCTTCCCGATACAACCTGACCGCTGACGTTGCCGACATGGATGACACTCCATACGACCGGCTCCAGCCCGGAATTAGCGATTGGGACTTTCTCAAGAGCCGCATCCTTGGAAGTTGCGCTACCCGCAACCGTGGCGATGTGTACTTGTGGGTGGACGAGGGAATCCTGAAGCTGAAGCCCATCGACTACGCGCAGCAACCGCTGCGTTCTTACGCCATTGGTCTTACCGATGACCGTGTGCTGAAGGCAGTCCTCAGCATGAACAACCGGAAGGCTGACCGGAAGGGTGCCGCCCGAACGCTGGCTACAGGGTTTGACTTCGACGCGAAGGAAGGACGGTCTTTCGAAGTGGGCAGAGAAGAAGCTGGTAAAGCGCCTGCGCTGTCCGCCAAGCTTCCCCGTGCGCAATCCGGTGGTCTGCTGAACCTTGCTGACACTTCGCAGTCTGGTGGCAGCCTTGAGCGCAGAGCGTTCCGTGCATGGGGTCTGGCCTCGACGCTCTATGCCGAGTTGGAAATAACGATGAAGCCTGACCTCACCCTCGTGGCTGGTGGCATGATTTCGTTCACGGCTGAGAGCACCCTTCACCAGAGTCTCTTTGTGGACGGTTCATACCCCGTGCTCTCAGTGAAGCATGAGCTATCACGTACAAATGCCCGCACAACCGTCACAGTGGCCCGCAGAGAGACACAGATAGGTGTAGAGGACGCTCCGGGCACACGAGTGGGACAACAGCCTCGTGACGGCTATCTGAGTGATTCTGGCGAACAGGGCAGAAAGGTCGTACAGGTGCGTACCGTATGACCGATTACCCCGGACATCCGAAGGGTGTCATCCCGCCTTCCGTGCTTCCTGCCGTCGTGGTCTCCAACGAAGACCCGGACAAGGCAGGGCGCGTTCGGGTTCGCATTCCGCACTATCACGGTGCTGAGGACAACGACAACCGAGTGCCCGACGACAAGCTTCCGTGGGCACGCCCAATCTTCCCGTTCGCCGGGGGCGGCGGCGGGGTCTTTGGCGTGCCTCAGAACGGCTCAGCCGTTGCCGTCATGTTCTTCTCTGGAAACTACGACACGATCTTCTGGATTGGTGGGTTCATCGGAGACGGTGACCTGCCATCCGAGTTCGAAGACGGCTACGACAACGGACCACCGAAGACCTACTTGATAAGGTCCGCTGGCGGGCACCGAATCGAACTTCGGGAGAAGAACGATCAGGTCGAGATTGCCATTCAAACCTCTGGCGGAAATACTGTCCTGCTGGATGACACCAATGGAACCATCTCGATTGAGAGCGCGCAGGGCAACAAGGTCGAATTGCAGGATGCTGGCGGTCAGATCAATGTGACGGCGAACGTACAGGTGAATGTGGTGGCCCCACTGGTCACTCTTGGGCCTGATGGAAACGATCCAGTGGTGGTTGAGAGCAAGCTTCTGTTGCTCTACAACGCGCACGTTCATCCTGACCCGCAGGGCGGAAACACGGGCACTCCGGTGGTACCGATTCTTCCTGCCCCGGCGAGCCCAAGCGTTGGAAGTCAGTCAGTGAAAGGCAGTGCCTAGTTGGTTATACTCTCTCCGGTTTATACCGGTTGGTACGAAAGCGATTTCGCGTCATGGGGAGACACACGGGAGCAGCGTTCCCCTTCAGCGTTGGTGTTGCGGGCGTTTTGGGCGCAAAGACCGACGAGGAAGTTATCTCAACGTCGATCAGGAACATCATCCTGACGCCGCTGGGACGGCAACCGTATGACCCGACCATCGGGAGCCTGATTCCGTCTCTGGTGTTTGAGCCAAACGACGCAATCACGGTCCAGTTGGTCCGCTACTATACGCGGAAGTCGATCACGGAGCAGGAACCACGAGTAGACGTTACTGGGATTCTTGTTCAAACGGTTGGTGAGCAGACAATTAGCTTGAGAGTGGGGTACATCATTCGTGGCGATCCAGAGAGACGCCAGAGAGTGGTTCCTGTCCGAGTAACGAGAGAGCAGTCCTGATGCCAGCGACACCGCAGATAAACCTTGTGGCGAGAGACTTCGACGGCATCCGTCGTGTCCTTGAAAGCTACATCAAGGTCAAGTTCCCCAACGAATGGAGGGACTTCCAATCGACGGGCGTGGCAACTGCCATCCTTGACGTGATTGCCTACTCGCACGCACAGCGCGCCTACTACTACGACCGACTCTCGCTCAATTCGTTCCTTGTCTCCGCTGACCAGATCGAAGCGGTAAAAGCGCTGACCAAAGCACTTGGCTACACCATGCGACCGGCAACCAGTGCCAGCGTCCCGGTGCAGCTTACGCCTGTCGTACCGCAAGCCGCTCCTGTCACGATCCCGAAGGGCACACGCCTCACGGTTGGTGACTTGGTTTTTGAAGCGGCTGACGATCTGATTATTCCCGCTGGTCGTTCTGTCTACCCGGAAGCCTCAGACAACGATGTGTTGTCCTTTGTTGAGGGTGAGACCATCGCCACTTCCTTCACGTCTGACGGAAGCGCGAACCAGAGCTTCCCGGTAGGACGAGACGGCGTAATTGACGGTTCTCTTATCGTGCAGGTGGATGGGGAGACTTGGGAAGAAGTCGATAGCCTTGTCATCGCTGAAGGCAGTTCCTTCGGTCGCGATATGTTCATTGGCGACAGCAGCGATTCTCAGGTTTACCAGCTTACCCTGCTGAACGTGATTGCCGACATCGACAACGAGGACAAGCCCGCTGTGATTGTGAACGGCGTGGTCTGGACTCAGGTCGATGCGTTCTCTGGTGCGCCAAGAGAGTACCGAGTCACGGTTGATACTGAAGGCGTTACGCAGATTGTCTTTGGACTTGAAGGTGATGACTCCGCTCCGATCAATGGCGACATAATCGACGTGTCCTACATCATCGCTGGCGCGCAGAAGCGCTACGAAGTGGTCTACGATCAGGACGACGAGCCGACGATCTACTTTGGTGACGGCAACGACGGTGTGATTCCAACCAACGCTGCCACCATCTCTGTGACCTTCCGTGTCGGTGGTGGCGTGGTGGGCAACATCGCCCGCAACGTCATCAACACCGTGGTCAACGGACAGCTTCCGAACGGCTCAACCGTCGCAGTCCGCGTTCGTAACCGAGAGAAGGGCTCTGGTGGTGAGCCACCTGAATCCATCGAACTTGCGAAGGCTCGTGCGCCACTTTTTGCCAAGGCATTGAACCGCGCAGTGACGCAGCAGGACTTCACTGTTCTCGCGGCGACGTTCCGCCATCCGAACTTCGGCGCACCGTCGCACGCTCGTGCGCGTCTTTCACAGCGCGCCCCTGAGCGCAACTTGGTGAAGGTTGCTGTCTGGAGCCGAGACGCATCCGGCAACCTTTCGACAGCAAGCAGTGCGCTCAAGGCGTCCATGAAGAAGTATCTGGACAGCAAGCGCACGATCACCACCTACATTGAGATGGAAGACGGCACCGTTGTCTACTTCGACATGGACATCACGGTGATTGTTGAGGACGGCTACTCTGCCGCAGAAGTGTTCAGCGCAATCCGTCAGGAAGTGACGGGGTTCTTCAACAGCGCGAACGTGATGCCCGGAAAAGACCTCGCCTTCAGCCTTCTCTACGAGCGTTTGCAGAACCTTGCCGGGGTCGAGAGCATCGTCATCAAGTCCGTGCAGGGCTCAGTGCTTCAGACCACTGACATTGCGACCGGAGATGGAGTCACGGTTTCGTTTCCGTTCGACATCATCGTTCCCGATGGTTCTGAAGTCGCGCCGTTCAGTATCCGCATTACAGTAGGCTCCAGCGAAGCGATTGATGACGGCAGCGGAAGCTTCAACGGCGACATTGACAACACGGTTCCTGCTGACAACAACGTGGACTACGAGAGCGGTCGCGGCAACATTGTTTTTGCTACGCCGCCCGCGTTCGGTGCCACGGTTTCGATGGAAGCGCGCACGTTCTTCTATGCAGCTTTCATTGATGAGCTTGACGCTCTTGCTGCCTCTACGATTTCAGTCGGTGAACAGACCACGTTCTATCCGATTCGTAAGCGAACACCGACAGGGAGAGCATCCAGCACCTACGCCCGTATCGCGAATGAGTTGCGCATCGGAGCCACGAACGATTATCAGGGTGTGCTGACGCCCGACATCGACACAACGACCATCCAGATCGACATTCCTGCCATAGATGCGAACGCGATCAATCCCGATCAGGTTATCCGCATCGTTGAAGGCGCGCTTAGCACGCTTGAAGGCGAAGCTGGCACACTCTTCGGTGGAGTGTTTGCACCATCGACTGGTTCCGGTCTGCTTACGGTTGGTAGCATCAATCTCCTGACCGGCGAAGTAACCTTCGACATCACAACGATCATCGCTGACTTGGATGGTTTCTTTGGTGGGGCGGCGTACATCGCGCAGTCCCCGCTGGTAGTTAGCTATATCAGCAAGACCATCGTGATACAGATGCCGGAAGACACACTCCCGCTCACGCCGGGGCGCATGTACTTCATCGGTGGAAAAGACCCTGAAAGTACGGTTGTCTTTGGTCCGCCACCAGCAGGGCACACTGGTCAGCTTGAAGCCTACGACGACGGTGAAGGCAACATAGTTGGCGACGTGCTGAGCATTGGCACGATCAACTACGACACCGGCTTGATCCAGTTTACATGGAACACGCTTCCACCCACTCATGGTGCTCCGTACCCGACAACCGTATTGCACTTCGATCCGATTGGCCAGCCGTTTGACGGCGCGAGTGTCATCTTCGACTTCATTATTTCCGAGAGCACCATTCCGCAGGCTCGCTCGTTGGACTTCAGTGGTGGCACAGACGTTAATCCACCCTTTGTTGTCGGCTCAATCATCACACAGGCTGTCAGCGGCGCGCTGGCCCGCGTTATCGAAGTTGTGAGCCCCAATGTGTACTCAGTACAGCCAACAAACTTGGTGGCATTCGACTTCGTGAACGTGGTAACCGGCTCAATGGGTGGTGGTGCCATCACGGCTGGAGTTCCCAGTGCCGGTGGCACTGCGCAGGCATGGGGAACCAAGCTTGCAAACATGCTTGGCGTTGCCTTGAACGCGAGCTACGCCGAAGGTCGTGTGCGTCTGCCGCTACATACGCTATCGACTAACGGCGTGGTGTTTGACGACTGCTTCGACAACGCCTTCGGAAGACTCGACGGATTGAGTCTCGATTCAGAGGGCGACAACTACATCGACTACGGCACCGGAAAGGGACGCATCACTTTCCGCTACGCTCCAGCAGCTACAGCATCGCCTGCCGTACAGACCTTTGAAATCACCAACGTCGTGTGGGCTTTGCTCGCTGGCTTCGTTTGGGCGACAAAGAAACCGGGACTGCCGGGATACGACCAGTATCTCTACGCGGACCAGCGCGGGCATCTCTTTGGTACTCCGGGTTCGGCGTATCCGGCGAGCCGCCTTGACCAAGACGTTGGAAAACTGGTGTCTGACCTGTCGAGTTCACCACCAGCGGGAAGAATCCCGACGATGAACTACGATGCAGCACTGAAGTCCGGTGCTGACGACGTTCCGATTGCTGGCGATCAGGTTTCCGCCCTTGGAAGTTTGGACATTGTTGAGAAGGAAGCTGAAACGAACCTGTAATGGCTGACCCAATTCCATCCAGCCAGTCCACTCCGATCCCGGCGTTTCCGGGTAACAACTTGCGAACCAAGTTGTATGAGTTGCTGTTGCCTGAAGTCCAGCGCGAGGACCAGCAGAACGCTTCTCAGGGCTTCGTTGACGCTTGGGACTACCCCGATGCAGGTCCGGGCTTCGAAGCGTGGGATGATCCTGACGCCCTTTGGGACCGAGTGGGCCTGAAGCCGGTAATTCAACGCCTGTTTTGGGCTGACGAGAAGCTGGAAGGCGACGATCTTGACGCTCTGGCTCAGCTACAGACGATCCTTGACCCCGATCTGGCACCCGTTGACTTCCTTCGCCTGATGGCAGAGTCTTTCGGGCACAAGCTGGACACAAGTTTGCCCGCAGTACAGCAGAGAAAGATCGTTCGCGGGCTGCTCGACCTGTACCGCAGTCGCGGGACGACACTTTCTTGGAAGGTTTTCTTCCGAATGGTGGACCTGAAGGTACAGGTTTACCCGCTCTGGAAGACTTCACTGGAAGCAAGCACCAGCGAGGACTACAGCAGAGAGCAATTCGACGGCGCACAGGTTACCGGAGAGGTAGTTGGGCCTGCCGGTCTCAAGTTCTACGCCGATTCGCTACACGAGCCGCCTGTGCGACCCGGTACGGTGATCTTCAATGACGGTGATGAGACCTACCGTGAGGTCGATCCGGGCGTTTTGCTGGGCTCCAACGGTGGAGTCGGTGTCATTGACTACCTGACCGGCAAGTTTGAACTAACGAAAGCCTTTCTCGCGCCTGTTGCCCCCTCTCAGGTTACGGCTAACTACGAGCATGTTGACGAAGAGTTCCCGTATCACGCGGCTCGCGTGGATTTTGAAGTCTTTCTGGTGCCAGTCTCCCTGACAACCGAGAACGAGCAGGATTGCAACCAGACACCGGACACCAACGAGAACCTGATTGTTGACGATGGGTTTCTAAACCGCGTCAACAAGCTGATTGCTGAGGTCCGCCCGATCCATGTGTTGATCCGCAATCTGTCCTTTGTAGTGGAACTGGACGAGGAACTGTGCAATCCGGTGACGGACGCCAATGAATGCGGCCCAACGACAGCGATTGATGACCGGCACGATTGGGTTGTGGACCCCAACACACAATTTTACAACCTTGAGAGCGTCCCGGTGGACGCTTGCGATGACGAGCTTGACATCTACGAAGATGCTCCGGGGACAGGTTCCAGTAGTGGGGGAGTGAACCCCGGAACGACTGAAGCTACACTGGTCTTCCCTGACGAGTGCATTCCTGTATGTCCACTGGATGTGTTGGTGGTAGAACAGGTTGGAATCAGTGAGGAATACTGGTAATGGCAGGACCGATACCACCAGAACCGTTCCAGTTTGGTTTACCCGCGCAGGGTACACCGCCTGTTTCCGCTGAGATGCGGAGACTGCTCACTGCACTCGCGCAGACAAACATGACACGCGATGCGGCTGTTCCGTCGAACCCTCGCGACGGCATGTTGCGCATCAATGCTGCAAACTTGACTAGCGTCAACGTCGAGATGTACTGGCAGGGCGCGTGGATTGTCCTGTTTTCAAACATAATAAATGCAGCCCCTTGGCCGTTTTACTCCATTCACGATTTCGCTGTGGCTGCGACCTCTTGGGTTGTGGTTCATGGGCGTAATCGTAAACCGCTGGTACAGGTCATCAACAGTGCGGGGCAGTCAGTTACCCCGACCAGCATCATTCACAACACGGACAACCAGCTTACAATTACGCACGGAAGTGCGATTATTGGCAGCGTCATTGTGATCGGGTAGGTGCTATGAACCTGATGGACAGACTCAAAAAGAATCGTGAGCGCGTCTCCGTAGAGGCAACGGCTCGTGGTACCCCGAGAGGCGCGCACATGGCTGCCGTGCTTCCTGATCTTGGACCGCAAGTACGCGGCTCTGTGCGCATTGAGATGCGACCCGCAGGGGACAAGGCATGGGAGACTGTCCACGAGGACCACAACCTTGTCGTTACGCAGGCTGAGAACCTTCTGGCGAACATGGCTGCTGGCACTGCGAATGCTGAAATTGGCTACATCGAACTTGGTGACCCGGTTTTGCCAACGCCCCCCGCACTGACTGACACAAACCTTCAGACAACGACCGCTGAACGCAAGGCGGTGACGCCTGTCGTTAGTGGAAGTCAGGTCGAGTTTACTGCGACATGGCTTGTTGGCGACGGCAACGGATTCACCTTCACGGAAGCTGGTCTGTTCACCAATCCGCTGGGTGCGGGCACGATGTTCGCCCGCAAGTCAGGTTTTTCGGTGGTCAAGACGCTCTCTTTCGAACTGCGCTTCACATGGACGCTACGCTTCGACGTATCTTCCGGTGGGGGCACCGGATGCTCAGGCATCGCAGTGGTCGGACCAGCGACAATCACGGACGACTACCTGTTCACGGCTGCCGGTGCCGAGACTCAAGTGGTCGTTGCCTTCGACTTCGTGGTGGGAGCCAAGCACCTTGACGTGTTCCTGAACGGTCAGCGCTTGGTCTACTCTCTGCACTACACCGAAGCGACCATTGGCTTGAGCAAGGGCATCAATCTGGTCAGTCCGCTGATTGCGGCGGATGAGGTTTACTTCGTACAACGCCGCATCGTTTAGTCGAGGGAAGTGAATGCCGTCTGGACTAACCCCGTTCAATGAAGCTCAGGTGTCCCTTGGTTTGGGCCATTTGACCGAGCTTCGTGTTATCCAACAGACTACAGCAGACAACACTGCGAAGGTGTTGGCGGGCAACTACATCGACAAGGGTACGTTGCAGCTTGCTTTCTTTGTTGAGACCGATACCGCAGCCTTTGGTGTTGTCGCTCCCGGCAATGAGCGCTGGGATTTTGTAACCCTCAACAATGCTGGTGCGGTTACGGTGCTGACTGGAACCCCACAGGCGCTTGGGGGCTCAGAGTTCGTGGGTCTTGCTGCTCTTCCGGCTGGCTCAATTCCACTTGCTGCCGTGCTGGTAAACGAAACTGCCAGTGTGTTGATTACGACTGGCGACATCACGGACATGCGCCCATTCATCACAAACGTGGGCACGGCTTTTCTTGAATTGACGGATACACCAGCAGCGTACAGCAGTCAGTCCCGCAAATTCTCTCGTGTGAACAACGGTGAGACCGCGATGGAGTTTGCTGCACCGCAGGCGCACAACTACTTCTATTCGCACTTGGTCGTGGAGTTGCCCGACGTAAGCGCTCCCGGTGTTGTGACTCAGAACGGCATTCTTGGCTACAGCCTGAATCAAGTTCCTGAAGGTATTCCGGGGCATCTGTTCCGTTGCGCGCTGCACTCGTGGGATGAGAATACGAAGATCACCTACGCTGGTCGCTGGATGATCGACATTCACTTCTCCTACGACGGCACGGACATTCGTTGGTATGCGTGGGCTTACGATTCGGTAAAAACACCCGCTGTCAATCCGCAAGCACCAATGGCGCTCAAGGTTGCTGGTGCAACCGGGCCTTACTTCCTTGCGGCTACTCTGATTGCGCGTGCTTCAGGCACACAAGTAACTGTGCTCGACTTTACTGGAAACGTGAAGGTGAAGTTTGCGTGGAACGACTCTAACCAGCAGCTTACAGTTACGCTGGAGGCTGAAGATAACGCGGTTTCGTTTGAAATGATAAGCGTACACCTTCGCGTAGGCGCAGTGAGCTAAGGAACCGTAGATGCCATCAGGTATTACACAACTCCCAAAGCGGCAGCTTGAACTTGGTCACGCTGACACGCTGATTCCGGTACCTGAAGACCCACCGGGTAATCAGGTGATTGTCGGCGGCGGCAACTACCTCAACGATAAGACGCTACAGCTTGAGTTCCTTGCGACTCAGGCGAGCCCTTCGTTCTCTCCGGTTACTGCTGGGCAGGAACGCTGGGACTTGGTGTACGTTGACATCAGTAACGTGATCCAGAAGTCCGTGGGAACTCCGCAGGCACTTGGCGGCGGCACATTCGTTGGTGCGCCGACGCCGCCCGAATGGGCGATCCCGCTTGCCTACGTTCACGTCACCGAAACCGGAACCGTTGTTGTTGACGTTGGCGACATCACCGACCTTCGCCCGTTCCTTCGCCAGCCATATCACCGTGACCTCACTGGTCAGGTTGCGACGTTCCACGACACGCCTCAGATGGAACACAACAAGGCAGTCCCGTCCGATTGGAATAGCCCAACGACTCCGCAGGCGGTTGACATCCTTCTGGATGAACTGGCTGAGCGTGCTACGGACATGGACTTCCTGACGCTGACGGACACTCCTGTTTCGTATGGTGGTGAGGCACTGAAGCTTGTTCGTGTAAACGCAGGCGAGACCGCTTTGGAATTCCTTGCGGCACCAGCGTTCACCGCAACTCGTGTGAACCGATTCACGCGCAAGGGCACTGTTCAAGCGGACGTGTTCACCAGCCCTAATACGACCTCTTTGGTGTGGACAGCACTGGAGAATCCGGAAGGCATCCCGCCAGAGCACATCAGAATGGTTTTACGAGTGCCGTATAGCGGCATTGATGCCGACTTTAGCATTTACATCATTGAGCTAGACCGCGAGTGGGATGCGTCTTTGAGCGAGTTTCAGTATATCACCAGTTCTTCGCGGCTTGCTGCTAATGGGCCGGGTGGGGGTGTCTTTTGGGATGAAGTGCTCACTACGGTAGATGCTGCGTTTCCAGACAGTGTGGCAGTGCCAGTTGCATCAGGTAACTGGACAGTTCTGTTTGGTTCGG